TACAGGTCAATTATAAAACTCCTGAGAGACTCTATCTAATCTACTTTTACCAACTTTATAAATGTATGTTTTATCAGTAACCTTTTGAGGTATCTGAACAAATGGAACTACTGTTTGCTCACCATTTATTAAAAATTCACTATATCGATTATAATATGGAAACGCCATTAATTTAATTTTGCTTTAGATACATATACTCCCGTTCCCCCACCACTAGGAGTATCATTCCATTTATTTGAATCAGTATTTTGATTTTGGGTCGCACCTAATCCTTTTATCAATAATTTTTGTGATTCTATCTTTTCAGGAACCGCAGTGTTTTCTGTAGTATATGTGAATACTCTTTTCTTGGTTGTGTATGGTGTATAATTTATATAGTTCTTTAACACATTTTTTTCCATATGGTCAATAAAATCTTTCGTTATATTTGTTTCATCCTCAAATATTGGTCTCGCATGTTCCAACCAATAAGCATCGAACACTTTTTCAACATCCATTGACCCAGACGTTGGTTTAATATTTCCGATCAATGCGTTTTTGAAAGATTGATATTTTTTATCATCTAATATATCATCTGATAATAACATATACTCTCTTCTAAACACTCTACTATCTTGTAATGAAATATTTAATCCAGGTCCCAAATTTTTAGTTTTTCGACTAAATGGTTTGAATACCTCTTCAACTGTCAACTCGGTTGTTTTTCCACCCACAGCTGCAACTTCATAAACTAATTTACCAGAGTAATTTTGTTTATCAACCTTATATACAAAACTAGTTTCTGTTTGTGTTAAAGTTTGGAATGTGTTAATATCTACAATTACCTTCTTTACATCCTCAATCAACTCTGAAAGTGTGTCAGCAACATTTTGTGAACTTGCATCAACTTCTGTTGTTCCACTAGTTATCAATATTTTTACATTACCGTTTGGTTCTTGGAATCCATCGGTTCCAACATTAACCTTACTATCGTATGTTATCGTATTAATCCTACCAATAGTCTGTAAATATAATTGTTCATTATTCACCAAACTTTGTGTAATTGTTGTCAATCCATTTTGGAAACCACCTTTTTTGTTATTAACATAATTAACAAGATTGTCAGTCAATTGTCTAATAACTTGAACACTAAATCCTTTACTCGTTCCTGACATAAACCTAATGAACGGGTCATCACCATCTTTAATATTTTTAACATATTCAGATGTTATCGCATCAAATCTCGCTCCAATATTTTCAGGTTTACCAAATAACACAACCTCAGCGCCATTGGCATTGAAGTTACCCCTCGTATAATTTCTATTAATAATCCATTCTTGACGAACCGCATTATTGTATTGATTCACACTTTCTCTTAACTTATTAACCACAGTTTGGAAATAAGTTTGAGTGTCAGTTTTAAATCTTGTCATATAATCCGAATATGATATTGTTCCTGTCTCATACTCGTTTATAGTGGTAGTAAGAACTGTTCCAATTGTGGTGTTGTTTGTCTGCCCAGGATTTGGGGTCGTTTGGTTAATTGTAGGTGGTGGTGGGTTTCCAATTGCATTAAGAAACTCTGTATCAAGCACTTTGTAACTATCATCAGTAACATCTGCTCTATCATCCCACATTTCAGTGTTCGCATAGAAATTAAATGTTAACGCATTTTGTAACCTATCTATTGAACTTTTTAAACCACTACCTCCAACGAAATTAAATCCCATTGTAATATTGGCAATCATAGGTTGAACACCTATACCTTCAGGGTTTAAATCCAATTCTTCATACGTTATGTTTAACGATGTTGGGATAATTTTAGTATTATAGAAATCTCCAACCCTCAACACTAATACAGGTGGAGTTCCAAACGCAGTGTTAATTGCATTATTATATTGTAATTCAGATTTACCATTAATATCTTTAATTGTCGGAATAGTATCACCGGGTCTCATACATTGTTGTAAAAATGTCAACCTACTATTTAAACCTTCAGGTGTTGTAGAGTGAAAAGATGGGTGAAAAAATTTCAACTTATCTTTCAAATTATCGAAAACCATAGGGGTTTCCTCTTTAATGGTTTCAAAATAATCACATTCAGATAATAAGGCTCTTAATACTCTTTTTGTTATATTATTTTTCAAAACATAATTCTCCTCAACAACAGGAACTTGTTTTGTTTGAGTCACAACATTACCAACCAACACATCAGCATATTGTGGAACTAATTCTTGAGGTTTGGGTTGTGTTGTAGATAACGTGCTAACAATTGAATTAATATATGTTCTTCTACACGCCATCGCATTGTATGTGAAAACATCATTACTACCAACTGTTGTATCTCCACCAACCGCTTTTACATCATTGTCTGTGCAATTAATAGTTTGTCCTGCGGAAAATCCATTCACATCGATTGTTGACCCCGGTGTATTTTCCATTTTATACACTTTAGGATTTGAAGTAGTGGTTTCCCCTAACGCTCGATTGTTAACCGAGTTAACAATTAATCTTCCACTATCAATAAACGGTTTTAACTTAGGATTTTCGGTGAAAAATAAAATTGTTGATTCAATTCTCCTCTTAGATAAATCTATATTATATCCCTTACTCGCAGGTGCAGAACAACTCGCATCAAACACTATCGTAAGATTTCCTTCTTTGTTCTGTGTTAACTGATACGCGATATCATCAGTAAATGCCGTCATAACCGAGTAATTAGGTATTACGACAGAATCAAAGAAGTTATTTGTTTGTTCAGGATTTTTATTTTTTGGATTAGTGTTATAAACATTTCTGTTAGATTCAGAAGTATATCTATTATATTCAGTTGTATAATTAAATACCGAACCTTCATATGGATATGAGTTACCAAAATAGAATCCAAAATTCAGATATTTATCAAAATATTTTGTATCCAATGGAACTACAATAGTTTCATCAGCACCTGTCGGTGATTGATATCCTGTTTGAATTGTATTTTTAGCAAACTGAATTTGTTCGCTTGTTAATTCTTTTGATGTAATCGCTTGTTGTAACTGATATAAATCATTAGGATTAATCATATAATATTTCTTCGCCAATTCATATAAATCATATTTTCTACATCCGGCAAAGAATGATTCTAATATAGAATCAACCCTAACTTTATTTGTTTCGTTATTTAGAACTTTATTAACTATAAGATTAAGGACTGATGGGTGGTCAACAACAACTTTCCAAGATAAAGAACCTGTTCTTGATGTGCTTTTATAAGTGTAAATAGGTTCAGGTCTTCCAAGGAAACTAGTATCATTCCAACTTGGTGAAACAGTTTCAGAAAAAGTTAAACCATATGGTGCAAACCACATAACTCTACCACCATTTGGTCCTCTTTCACATATAGGTAAATCCGCAACTGAATATCCAGATGTGTTTGACGTTCTCCAAGCTAAGTTCTCTAATGAAAACATATATTTTTTTGCATAACCAACATTCGTGCTTAATCCACCTGGTCCATTAATTAAATTAGTTGAATTTTGACCTCCTTCTTGTTTGTTTGGTGCAATATTTAAATTATATGTTTTATCTAATACCGACCAAGAAAATCTTCTTCCTTCAGTTACAGTTCCATCTGTTTTCTGTAAATTATTATACTGAAGATATGGTATATCTTTAGCAAAAACTCTACAATATTCAGTTCCAACTTCTTGTCCTATAGCACCAACATAAGTTAAAACTCTAGAACCCTTTGTAAGTTCTTTATATCCATCATTGAATACTTTACTCACTTGGTCTATTGCATTTCCAACATGTTGTAATCGTCTTCCTCCTTGTGGTTGACTGTCTATTAATCTTTGAGTGTCGTCTAATATAGACCCTTCTCTAAACTGTAAATTTGTAGATTCTGTTGAGTTATATGATGATGGTCTAAAGTTTTCATCTTCATTTGTAACTTCACCTCCAACACCAACTTTTTTACCAGCATTTCCTCTGTATTTTGGGGACACCCAAGTCATCCCACCTTCAATACCCCCTCCATTAGAATATGTTGGTCCATTTGCACCTAACTTTATTTCTCTACTTGGTCCTTCGTAAAGTTGTGCAAGTTCATTAGGTCCATAAACAGGTGATTGTTGTTCTTGTCCATAACTATTAACCGGTAATTCACCTGATGGTGAAAACACTCTTGATGGTTCTGATGTTACTGAACCAACATAATAAGTCGCACTGTCCGTTGTAGATGGAACTGCTAATCCAACTAAACGATTGAATAATGTTCTATCGTAACTAGGTTTATACTTATTATAATCTATGTTTTTAAACAATCTAGACTTCTGTCCACTGCCTGTATTGTTGTAAAATATTTGTGATCCAGAAAGGTTGGTCCCCAATAATGTAGTTACAAAGTTACCAATTGCACTTTTTCTAAATGCATTTTGTAATTGATTAACTGTTGTGGGTTGCCTTAAAGTTATACCATTATCAAAATAAGAACCAGGAATTGGTGACAGTGGTAAAATACTCCCACCTAATCTTAATATAAAATTAGTTGCAGCTAATACTGGATTTTCAGGTTGGGTGATAGTCCAGTTAGGTTCAATTAGTGGAACTCTACCTGTTATTAGATTTATAACATCAGTTGCACTATCAACACTAAAAAGATTAACTCTTCCAATCGTATCTTGTCTAATTTGAGTCGCAATTCTTTCTTGGAATTCTTTCCTCAAAGTTGCCGCACCCAAACGAGCAATAAATGAATCTTGACTTAATAAACCATAGTCCCCTTGAGGATCTGGACTAAGTAATATCGATAAAGGAGTATATGTTGACCCGTTGAAGTATGGGTATGGTTGATTATTATATAAACCTTGATTTCTTATGTAATCAGGTGATGTAATGAACTCCCCACTATCCAACAATTGTTCACTTCCATTACCATAAGCATTTACCTTTTTATAATTTTTAGATTCTGGTAATGCTTGTTCTATGATTTTAGCATCTTGCTGACCAGGTCCATACTCCCCTCTATTGGATTTTGAGTTATTCAAAGTTGTAACATCCGTAACATCTTTAAATCCTCCTTCGGCACCCCATTGGTTTAGTGGGTATAATCTATTGGCAAATGTCGGTTCATCGATTAATTGGTCGGGAGAATCTACAACTGAAGAATCCGATTGTATATATTCATAATTAATGGGTAATGTAGGTCTGTTTGGCGCCTTAGCATAAGGTGTCAAGTTTCGAGTTATGAGTTTTTTTCTAAACCCGTCAGAACTTACAAAATCTAATGGACTTCCCATTTATCTTTTTTATATAAATAGGTTTATTACTTTTTTTTATTTAGAAGGAACCACATTTAATTTAGTCGCTCTTCCGTCAACAATAGCATTTATCTTTTGTCTAAATTCCAAACTATTGAAAACTCTATCTAAAATTTGTTCTAATTCCTGTGGATTTACTTTAGAAAATTCACCAGGTAACTTAACATCAACAGTTATACTACCACCAAAATCGACTTTTGACATTTGATTTGATTGGTTATTTACAGATGAAATTGCTTGAGATGTTAAACTTTGTTGACCCTCTATAAGTCCTTTACCCAAAGGAACTTGAGCTCCTTGAGTTTTATCAGCAATATTAATCACATCGTTTAATTCTTCCATCGCACCTTTAAGAAATTTCTCACCTGATGTTTGGTCTCCCATTTTACTGTAAACCTCTTTTGCGTATGACTGTAAACTGTTATAAAAAGATTTATCTATTTGGTCAAATTGTTTACCTGATTTTTGTAAAAATTCTTCAAGTGCTTTGGGTAATTCTTCTGTGGATTTTGTTTGAAATAATTCTTTTATGTTACCATAAAAAATATTTGCTTGTTGTCTCACATCTTGGACATCCATATACCCCTTACCTGTTTGAGATAAGGTTCCCGTTATTGCTTCGCTACCTCTACGTAGTGCCTCTCCACCAGAAACCGCAGGTGTTGATGAAACTATACCATATAATAATTTATCCCTAATAGCCCTAACATCACTCTCAATTAACTTGGAAATCCCCATTTGGTCTCTCGCAATTTCTTCAATTGGTTTTTGAGCATCCTTTTGGTCTTTGATGAGTTTATCCATTTCATCTTGGGTAACATCAACTAACCTCTTACTATATTCCTCTCCTTTCTCATCCTTTAATTTAACAACATATTCCCCACCCTCCATTGACGCTATGTTCGCCAAATATTGTTTGTCTTCTTCTTTAGCAAACTTTATATCAGGTTTGATTGATGAAAGTCTCGCATCTAATTCCGCAGCTGCCAGTCCGGCTTTAGTTAATTCTTTTGCACTTACACCTGTTTGTTCTTCAATTTCTCGTAACCTTAAAACACCTTCAGGATTTATTTTAAATGTTTTAGTTTTCTCATCAAAGTAAGTAAATTGTTTTCCAACATTTATCAAACTATCTTGTAACCCCTGTGGGTCATTAATTGATTGATTCATTAACTGGAATGGGTCAACCAAATTTCCTGCAGCCACACCCAATCTTTGGAACGCCGCAGCCACGTTAACCGCATTTTCAGGAGATAAAACTTTATCCGCAAGTTGAAACGTAGTATACATATCAAATCTCATCATGGATGCTTGAGCCGCCATTTTGGTTAACCCTTCAACTCCGTTCTCAAACTGAAAACGATTTAACTTTTCAGTGTTGTTGAGAACATCAGCCATGACTTGTTTTGCATTACCTCCAATACTTTGGACATAGTATATAGATGATTCAACTTGGTCTGATATTTTTTCAGCAGAAACTCCAACTTCAGCAAAAGAACCAACCAAGTCACCCACAGTTGTCCCTAACACATTCGAAGCTGCATACAAACTAGTAATAGTTTCTTCATTCTCAATAACATTTCTTCTTGACGCAACAGCAATTTCACCAATAGTTTTGGTCACATCCCCTATTTGACCACCCAATCTTACAACACCTGGAATTGCATCTGCAATTGCATACTGCATTTCCTCAATTCTATTTCTGTTTTGAGTGAAAACTTTATTAAGTTCATTGGCTTGAGTTCCCAAAGCGGCAAACGCCTTACCCCAAGTTTCAATGTTTTTAACACTTTTTATTTCTTCTCCGAGGTTATCAAAAAAACTTTTACTTTTTTCCTCTTCCATAATGTTATTTTACTTATAAATACAAAAAAGGATTGAAATTAATTTCAATCCTTTTGATGTTCTCTAATCCACTTGTCTAATAGATATTTCCTAATGAAAATTGGCATTTTTAGAAAATCATCATACGTAATCTTTAATAGTGAGTTTAAATAATAAAATTCATCTAATTGTCCTTTCCTATACTCAGAAGAAAGGACGAAAAAATTCTGCCCCAAAACCGACATTGACGTTCAGTTTTTCTCCAGACGGGGCTATAATAGTTTTTCTCATGTCTAATCTAGGTTCATTTTCATTCATAAAATTTCTTATGAATTTTGAATCCAAAATAGGCATTTGTTCAATGAATTTAGAAATTTCGGCTTTATCAGAAGAACCATTAATTTCAATAATTTGTTTATTTAATCTCCAAGTAACTTTGGGAGCTGACCTTCCTTGTGGATAAGAATCCGCTAATCTATTTATTTCTAATATGTCCCCATAAGTCATTGGTTTTAACTTAACCGTTACTTCTGATTTAGGAAGAGTAGTAGTATAGGTTCCATCCTCTGATGGTTGTTGACCTTCCAATATTGGTAATGAATCCAACATTACCGTAGATTGAAAACTTTTGTTAGTCGATGGGTCTGTTAAGTTTAGAGTCATTTCAGGACCGAATGATGTGTTTCTTAAAAAAATCAAAATAGCCTCTATATCACCCTCAATCAAATCTTCAATTCTCAAATCAGGTTCATAGATTTTATTCCTCAATAAATTTAAAGTCATATCTTCACCACCACCCATAAGAATATTCTCATCAGCTGCCGTTAAATATCCAACTTTTATAGACTTTTTTTTATTCCTATAAAACACTCCTTTGGATGGAAGTGGGACTACGTCGTGGGGTAAAGTAAAATTTTGTTGTCCGTATTCTCTAGACTGATTATCCATATTTATTATTTAAAGATTATTATAAGTTAATATAAACTTTATTTTAATAAAGTCATTTCCCATCTAATATTACCGCAGTCATAAATTCTATAGTTTTTATTTTCAAACATAATCTCTTTTTCAGTTTTGTTTTTATCGTAACCTTGTTTAACTAAAATTGATTTTCTGAAGTTAAACCTATAAAATCTTTTATTTTGTATAACATACCAATAGTTAGGTTTAGACTGTGATATAAATTTGAATCCTAATTTTTCATACATTTTACCCCCAAATAATCTTAAATCGGAATAAGAAATTAAATTAGATGGTTCATATTTTTTAATAAAAAAATTAAGTAATTTACTCGCTGCACCTACAACTCTATGATTTATTTTATTTGTATATCTATTTAATTCCCACTCATCTTTTTTACCTCCCATAATTACTCTACCCCTTGAAAAGGACATAACTGAAACTAATTCGTCCTTAAAATATAATCCAAGTCTAACCTTTGAATTGACACTTCCCTGTATATGATTTTGATTTAAAAACTCATTACATTCATTTGAACTTATTTCTTTTATAATACAGTTTCTACCATATATAACATTCGAGGTAAGTCCTAATCTGTTAGATATAATGGATTTAACAATTTCTTTCTTATATAACCATTCATCTTCAAAAATATGCATAAGGTCAATTCCCTTTGATGATGACTCGATGGTTTTATTCAGATGATAATTTTCATCAACAAAAAGTTCATTATGCCAATACAACCCATTTATTTCAATTCCTATTTTTTTGTCAGGCATATAAATGTCAATTTCTTTACTAATTAAACTTCTATTAGAACATTCATGATTGATATTTAATTCGTTTAAAAAATCCGAAATTTCTTTTTCATATCCACTCCTACTTTTAAAACCTATCGGGTTACATATAGTGCATAAGGTATATCCTCGTTTTGAACGTTCATATAGTAATTGTTTATTAATTGTAAATTTAGTTTCACATTCGTTACAATGTATAGTAACATCATGTTTGTTAATTTCATAAAAATTAACATCAGGATAAATTTTCTTAAAATTTAATTCTATAGAATCTTTATATTCATCTGTTTGTGCGTAATTACTTTTATTATATTTTTTAACACATGTTTCAATATATTTGTCAAAATTATTATAATGTTCGTTTCCGTATTTCTTTAATTTAGTTAATTTGTTTTTTTCGTAATTATTATAATTTTCATCCCCATATTTTTCTTTTTTAGTTTTTTTACTTTTAGTTACAAAATCCGGGGTTTCGGTAAAAAAATTCACACCATATTTTTCATTGTTAGTTTTTTTAATTCTTTCTAACATTTCTTTTTTGTCCGAATTAAAACATTCTATTGAACAAAATTCACCATATGGTTTATCAAATCTTTCTCTAAATTTTATTTCACACCCACAATTGTGACATTTAGGTCTCTCTTTTAGATTATTATAATAAAACCAAATTTTTTCTTTAAATGAAAGATTTAAATTAATAGATTTAGAATAATCTATTATTGATTCATATAGTTCTGTATGGTTGGTTTTTAACCAACTTTCTTTTGTTTTATAACCTGACTTATTGTTTTCTATAAAAAAAGAAAAATCCATACATTTATATTTTACTATAAATATATGGATTTTAATTTTGGTTGTAAAGGTTGTGCTAAATCAATACACCAATACACACCTATCCATACGTAACGTTGCATTGATAGTTGCAAGTGCGTCCGTATTATATGCTAAGTTGTTAAAGTTAACATCAGTTAAGAATGTTCCGTAAAGAATCCATTTTTCAACAACAACTCCTGTCGGATCCAACATTTCCAAATCAACATCTTTCTTATACCCTGCTGCGTAACCCATTCTACCTGTGACTGATTCAGCGTGTAATCTAACCCACTCCATAAGAGCCTGTGCTGCAGATGGACCAATTGGGTCTCTAAATACAACGTTTATTGTTTGCCAGTTAAATCTACCTGCAACGTATGTTGAAGTATTTAGGAATGGTATTTCAACAGAATTTATAGTTATGTGTGGTCTAGCGGATGATTCTACAAACCACTCATTTATACCCAAACTAGATGGAAACCTAAGAATAAAACGGTTCTGTCGTTTTGGTTCATAAGGAATCGGCATTTTCATTAGCAAATCAGCCATATCTTAATTTTTTTTCTTTCTTTGTTTATACTTTATATAAATATAACTCAAGTTGTATTTTTTTCTATTTACTTTTTTTTCAACTGAAATTACACTTATTTAACTTCCTCTTTAGCGCCTTTACCAGTAAAATAAGTTCTTACTATATTATCTGGTTTATTACTAAAATGTTTAGTCATTACATCAATATTTCTCTGGTCATCATCTGAAAAGCCTACTGTTACATCATCTGGATTGAATTTATTACCTATATCTTTCTTTAAAAATGCTCTCTTACCTAGTAATGCGGCCATTCCTTTAATATAACTAACAAAATTTTCCATGGCCTCTACTTTAGCCTCTTCAGGGTTAACAGCACCGGCATCATCACCAAAAGACACTGGATGATACTTATTTAATTCTAAATATGACCTAATTAGTTCTTCATCACTCATATCTTCCTCACCCACAAAAGTTCGATATTTTTTTAGGTTTTTAATCAACTCTTTCTTATCTATTCCGTTAAAGTTGGATACAATATAATTGTAAACCGCTTCTTTGAGAGTGTCAGGGTTATGACCTCTTGCAGTTATGATTGCGAATATTGACCCATTATTAATCGCTTCTCTGAAGTCATCAAATGCGGGACCTGGTTTGGCAGTCATCGCATCAATTAAAAAATCTTTGTCACCAAAAACTTTAAAGTTCCTCAAAGGGGCGTCCGCAAAACCAACTATCTTATCACCTTTATAGTTAAAAGGTTCTTTACCAATAATGTGTCTATATTCCGCAAAATCAGCCGTGCTCATACCGACATCTTCACCATCTTCATTCTTTAAAATGATTTTAGTTGGCATATGAACAATGTTATCATCCCAATCAAATGCATAATATTTTAAATCGGGAGTTCCTTCATCTTTAAATCCTTCGTATATTTTTCGTCTCATATTATAATTTAAAATAAAAGAGGGGAGGTTTCCCTCCCCTTATAAATATTATATATTTTCAAATGATGCACCTGTTGGAGTAATAAAGAATTCGATATCTATAAATTCCAACGCTTTAGTTGGTTTAAGGTAAATTTTACCAGTCAATGTGTTTCTATCCAAATCTTCAGGAGAAGATGACACAGTTACTCTAAAGTCATACAAACCTCTGTCTCTTCTTATTGAATCCAATATCGGATTAACACTATCCAAGAATTGTTGTCTAACGATTTGGTCGTTTTGCTCAAACAACAATCTTACTGCAACTGCTGAAATCAACTTTCTTGCTTGTAACAACAATCTTCTAACATTCAATCTGTTTAGAGCAGTATCGGCAACTTGTAAAGTTTTATTACCCCAAATTACAGTTCCAACATCAGAGAAAGTTGCGATAGGGTTGATTCTACCTTGATAAAGTGTGTCTCTATCTTCTTGAGTCAATTTAACCCTTGCTTTGATTGAGTTAACCAAACCTCTTGTGTAACCCGCTGAAGCGAACCAAGGGAAAGCGATGTTATCAGTCAATGCCAAGTTTCTACAAACTTCTCCTGTTGGAGGTAAATAAATTTGTGTATTATTAACGGTATCTCTAACCAATATCCAAGGATAATATGTCGCGGTGTAGTTTGAATCGATACCAGTATTATCCAAGTTATCAACCGCTTCTTGAGCGTATATAACATCTTGAGGATTAGTTGATGTTGGAACATACATGTTATAATCTGGTGTTGTTGTAATATAAACTGAATCCGCTCTTTGGAATTGAATCATATCGATTGCCTCCTCAACCAAGTTAGAGTTATTTACATAATCAATACTTGAAGTTGCGAAAACATTTATATTTGTTGATTCAGGGTTAGAGAATGTCAAAATACCCAACAAGTAAGCGTAATAGTCAGTATTCGCAAAATCTTGAACGTTATTCTGAACTACAATTCTCTTGAATAAACCTTCTCCGGTAGCCGTAGGATATCTAGTTGATGGAGAAGAACCAGCCAAGAATCCAGGAGCTCCTAATTGGAATCTATCCTGATTGGTTCTGTATTCTCTGTATATGTCCCAACCATCAAATCCACCTGCCAAACAAAGTGTGAACTTTCTTGAATATAAGAAGTAATATGGATTTTCTTGAGTTTCAGGTTCTGCGTTAAATGATGCAACACCACACTCAAATGCCGATTGTCCACTTGTTAAGAAACTATTGCTAATTAAAACAACTGTCGCACCTGAATCCAAGTGGAAACCTGAACTTAACCAGTTCCAAGATGCTCCATCCACAGGAATAACTGAATCAACCCAGTTTGATGGATTTTGTTTTCCTTTGTAAGTTAAAAGTGATTCATCAATACCATATTCACTTGAAAATCCTAAATATGTTTTTCTAACCACATCACCTGGAGACTCAACAGCGTTGGATAAACCTGATGCAGTTCCAAACGGTGGATTTGCAATTACTTCACCCGGATAGTTGTATTTTGTTTTGAATACAGGTCTAGGTGATGGGTTACTAACTGATTCATATTCTCTTTGGATATATCCATAAAATCCACAAGGTAATGCATCTACTGGTGCTTCGTCAGACATTTCAATCATAACATACTTTGAAATCAATGCATATTCACCATTAGAACTTCCTATTTTCTTAGCAACGAAGTTATTAGAACCTGGATCCATTGTGCAATTGGTAAATTTCTCAATCACAATTGGATTTGAATCTGTATCAAAGAAACTTCTAATTAAAACATCGAAAGTTAAATTGTTAAATGAAATATTTGTAATAGATACTTTAACTTCTGTGTTTGCACTATCTCCATCAGAGATTGAAATAAATCTAAATAAGTTATATACTTTGTTACCTCTCAATTCAGAAACTACAAATGGTGAAACAGGAGATTGGTATTGTTCAACATTATAAGCAATTGATTGAGGTGATAGTGTTCTTGCGTCAGGTAATCCTATAAGTTCAGAATTAATACCTCTTATATAACCTTGGTTATATGCGTAACTTAAAATTCCTGAATAAACTTCTTCAACAAATAAAGGAACTTCGGTTCTTGATTTACCAAAATTACTTGTTCCCAAAACTTTAGTTAAATATTTTGAAGAAGAAGGTGCCAATGAAACTTCAAAAGAAAAAGTATCATTATCTTTAGTCACACCTGTAATCAAGAAAGGTTCGTATGGAGATAAAGTTGCACCTGAATATTGTGCGGTTAAATCTAAAGATACACCATTAAGATAATCGTCAACTTCATAAACAGGACCGTGAGTTGTGCTATTATACAATGAGATACCTCTAGATCTTAAAGTTGCAACAACCATGTTGTTATAGTCTGAATAAGCATCACCTGAGAAAGTGAAAACAGTTCCTGATACAGAACCTGAATATGTTTGAGACGCTCCAGATTCAAATGTATTTACAGTATAGACAAATGAGTAACCTGAATAATCATTACCGTTACTATTAACAAATGTTGCATAATACCAAGAATCGTTTTGATTGTTAGTTAGGTCATTATTCTCAAGAATAACTGAATTAGTTAAAAACTGATTTATAATATTATTATATGATGAACCAGTTATAACATCGTATTCTGTTTGAGGAATTGAACCATATACAACCGCAGTTGATGAAGATAGTGATGGTGTTGTATAAATGTTTTCAAACAATGTTTGCATATCAGCATAAATTGTTGATGTGCTTCCGTCATAATTTCTATACTGTGTTAAAGCGTCAGATGCAATTTCAGTAGGTAAATCGTAAAGATACATTTCACCTGAAACTTGGCCGGAAAAAGTAGATACGAAAGTAGTACCAGTTGATGGGTCCAAACCAATTGTAGTTGGGTCAACATTCGCAATTACTTTCAAACTCCAAGATGGACCTGCGTCATATCCTGAAAGTCCCAAAACTCTTGTAACAAAAAGTTGGTTTGATTGCTGCAAATATGATTTAGCAATGTAAGCCGCTTCATATTTTGGTATTTGTGTATTAACAAATTTTGTTGGTTCAGTTCCACCAAAATATGCTTGGAATTCGTCATAATTAGTTATAAATATAGGTTCAAATGCTGGACCTTTTATTGTCTCTCCCACCAAACCCAAAGTTGTTACACCAACACTTTGGGCAACAAAGGAAAGGTCTGTTTCCGAAGTGTAAACTCCAGGAGATACATATACTTTTTGATTCACTTGTGCTGTTGCCATTCTTTAATTTTCTAAATAAATTTATTTTAATGATAAATATTATTAATTCGGACAAAAACTTGACTTTTTACAATGTATTTATAATATGGGATATTTTATTCTACCTTTTTTATCCCAATATAATGAGTAAGAAAGTCAAAAATTTGAAAATAGACATCGAGGTCCACGATATGTTAAAATCATATTGTGATAAGAATGGTCTGAAAATGTATAAATTTGTTGAGCAACTTATTAAAGAAAAGTGTGCCGTTAAGAAAGATATATATGGTGAAAATTAAACCAATATATTATTGAATGTTATTAAAGATGGTTGGGTATCATCGGTTTTAATAACATCTAATCTTAGTATGTCGTTTGTGTTAATTTGGATTTCATTTACGTCCGCACCAAAATAATCTCCATTTAGATAAACATCATAACTTTCAACATTTTCTGAATTCAAGAAAAATAAATTTACTCGTGAATCCATAATATCACTTAATGTGTTATTACCTACAACAAAGTTAAAATTAGTTTGAAATTCGTTTGGATTTTCGGGATACTTTTTTCTTTTTTTGTTTGGAGTTCTTGTGTCCAACTCAACAATCTGAAGAGCCCTTGCAATTGCAGGTTTAACCTCAAATTCTTCTTCATCAATCAAATAACCCAACATAGTAAAATCATAATTTTGTATGTAATATTTTCTTTGGTCTAACGTAAGTTGTGACTCATCAGAAACATTATCCAAAATGATTGGGACATATTGACCTTTGATAAATTGGTAAGCCTGTCTTGATGAAAAAGTTTGCATAACAACTTTGTTAAGTTGGTTTAACTCTCTCATTCTATTACAGATAAGTTTTATACTATATTTTATATCAACAGGGACAGGTTGTGGAATTGTATATATATCCATACCTTGAACGTTACCATCCCAAGTTGGGACAGATGCATAATAAAATTGTTTTCTATTTGGTATTGTATATTGTAATGATGGATTTGTTCCATATTTAACTTCAGGACTTCTAACTAATGTCACAAAAGGTGGTGAGGGATTATAATCCAAATCCACAAACATTGCGGTTTCAGCGTATTGAACCCAATTCTGAGTTGTTATAATTCTATCGATAGTCGGAACAACTTTACCATCTATCCTAACTTCCAATTTTTCTTTTACAAAATCTAACATTCCTCTGTCCAAGTCAGCATGCAAAACCGATTTAGGTAGATAAGTCCCATCTTTATTTATATATTCCAAAAGTTGTTCTCTTCTTGCTGAAAGAGTTTTTGGTGGGACCAAAGGTAATGTTGGTTTTACTTGCTTAGGTAATGGCATAGTTAAATTCCTTTAAATTCATTTTCACTAACAAATGTGGCTACAACTGTTCTATAAAAAGGTTTATATCCACCGTAAGTATGTTTATTGTCTGACCTAACATATCCGTCATCAATTACCGTATAGTATCTTACTCTATCTTCAGTTTCATAATATCCGATATAATCACCCATAAATATTTCAACACCAAGTTCATCCAAAGTTTTTTGATAAATGGAAAACCTCATATTACCTGGTTCTTTTTGGGCAACTTTAGAAGAACCCAAAAGTTTGTCAGTTGGGGCCATTACTTGGACCAATCCCTTTAACTCAACAGGTGCCAAAAATTGAACCCCATTTTCCAAAACTTCACCATAGACATCATCAGTCTCAGTTTTATATCTATCAACACGATACAGTATAACTGTGAAGTTCATATCGCCTATTAACCACTCGGAACCCATGTCTATATCCAAAGCATAATCCTCCCCGCCAAAGAATTTACCTAACCTACTTATTGGAACTAAATTCTCCATATCTTAATATTTGAATTTTTCACTTTTCATACCTGATGATGAGATATATACTTTAATATCAAACATATTTTCAATTGAATTCTTTATTTGATTATTCCAAATTGGACGATAGTTATCAAATTCAGACCACCAATTATTACCCTCCCTTGTTATATTCATATATTCACTATCCTCAGGAACAATATACTCTATACCAATACGATATTCTTTTTTATTTATTGGTTCTATATCTATTTTAATATCTGAAACACCGTTTGGTTTGTGCAATTTAATGTATCGGTTAATAAGTCTAGTCAGGTTATTAGTATCGTCTTTCATCTTCATTTCAGATAATAGTTGATTCATTATTCTTTTATTGATAAATATAACAAAATTTGTTATAATTTGTTGAATTGTGTTTAATAATGCCCAATGACACTTCGTTAGAATCAAGAGCCATTTCACTTTTGGAAACCTACTCGGGTTCCAACAACTTCATATTGGAGTTAAAAAGAAGGTCTCAAATAAATAAGAAATTCTACCCTACCCGTAGTCAATCCGAATACATAATTTCCAATCACGACAAGGAACCAAAGGTCGCAAAGAAATGGGTTATATTGGATTCATACTTCGCTCAGAAATTGGCGGATGATAAGTTATTAACCGAAGTCCCACAAAGATTATGGGTTGAGAAGTTGCTTGCAGAAAAAGAGAAGGCGTATCATATTTGGGGTAAGATATTTGAGACCGACCAACTCACGGACTTTTGGCTTCCGAAGGCTGCGGTTATAAAAGATAATACGGTTAAGGATGTTGTTATTGATTTTGAGAAATACTCAAAGAGACCACCACTTGAACACCAAAAGGAGGCGATACAAAAGTTGGTTGAGAATAAGAAGTTCATATTGGCTGACGATATGGGTTTGGGTAAGACCACTAGTACAATTATTGCTGCTCTTGAAACAGGAGCCAAGAAGATAATGATTATCTGTCCTGCAACACTCAAAATAAATTGGAAGAGGGAAATTGAAAACTACACGGACAGGAGTATCTTTATTGCGGAGGGAAAACAATTCAGTAGTGATTCTGACTTTGTGATTATCAATTATGATATTATCAAAAACTTCCACGACGCAAAGAACAAAGAGGAGTCCAAGATTCTGATGTCAAAGTTTGATTTGGTGATTGTAGATGAGGCTCACTATATTAAAAATGCGCAAGCACAGAGAACCAAACTCATTAACGATATTGTTAAGAATGTGGATAGACTTTGGTTATTGACGGGAACTCCGATGACAAGTCGTCCAATAGATTATTTCAACTTGTTGAGTTTGGTGGATAGTCCATCGGCTAAAAACTGGATGGCCTATGTTATTAGATATTGTGCCGGATACCAATTTAAGGTTGGAAACAGAAAGGTTTGGAATGTTATGGGGTCATCAAATTTGGAAGAGTTGAGAGACAGAACATCATCTACAATATTGAGGAGATTGAAGGAAAATGTTTTGGACTTACCTGAAAAAATAATCACGCCAGTTTATCTTAGGTTAAAGTCCAAAGAATATGAAAATGTGATGGGTGAATATTATGATTGGTATGATAAGAATCCAGAAGAATCAAAGTCTCTCACAGTTCAATTCACCAAACTTACAAAAGTGAGGCAGATTATTGCAAATGAAAAAGTTAAGGAAACAATTGAGATTGCTGAGAATATTATTGAACAAGGAAAGAAAGTTATAATTTTCTGTAATTTCACGGATTCACTCAATATGATTAAAGAACATTTTGGTAAAACTGCTGTTAAGTTGGACGGGTCAATGTCCAAAACCGAACGTCAAAAAAGTGTGGATGATTTCCAAGAGGACGAAAAAGTCAAAGTATTTGTGGGGAATATAAAGGCGGCTGGCGTTGGGATTACTTTAACTGCGGCGGAGGTTGTTATTATGAATGACCTTTCATTTTTACCTTCGGATCATGCACAGGCTGAGGATCGTGCCTATCGTTACGGACAAAAGAATAATGTGTTGGTTTATTATCCTCTATTTGACAACACAATTGAGGGGATAATCTATGACATAATCAACGCAAAGAAACAAGTCATAGCCACCGTAATGGGTGATAATCAGGATACATCAGAAGCCGCAGAACAAATTCTCAATAAGATAAATGATTTGAGAAAGAAATAATATTTACAGGTAATAGATATATATATATTTTCATATAAACTCCAAAAAAAATATTTGTATAAAAATCTTGTTTATGAAAAAAATTATATCGTATTCTTTGTTTGGTTCTGACCCTAAATATTGTTATGGGATATTATGTAACGTTGAACAATCAAAAATAGTTTATCCTGGATGGATTTGTAGAATTTATTATGATAATTCTGTGCCTGAAAACGTTATCTCAGAATTATCTACTAAAAAAAATGTAGAATTAAATGATATGTCTAATTTTATATGGAATAATCTGGATTGTCAAGACAACAAAAAATATCATAAAATGTATTGGAGATTTTTACCTATTGATGATGACGATGTAGAATTAATGATAAGTAGAGATGCGGATTCTAGATTATCGTGGAGGGAAAAAAAATGTGTAGATATTTTTATAGAGTCAGATAATTTATTACACTCGATTAGAGATCATCTATGTCATAATGACATTATGGGAGGTATGTGGGGGATAAAAAAAAATAACAGAATCAGAATTAAAGAAGAAATTGAAAATTTTGGAATACCTCAAACTGATGATGACCAATTATTTTTAAGATATAAATTATCACCTAAATTTATGGATTCATATTTAATTCATTGTTCTTGTTATTTAAGAACATTTCCATTTGAAAAAACTAATAGTTGCTTTATTGGTGAAGTTTGGAGTGATGATAATCAAGGGCAACCTAAAGATTATATATGGTTTTAATTTTTAAAAATGAAAATATTAATACAACATAATTTTTGTACAGGATTAGGAGAATTTATCCGAAACATAACTCATTATATGTTTTTATTAAAACCATATAAAAATAATGGTTATGAGATACATCTATTAATAAATTTAAGGGAAAATAAATATGTTAACAAACCTTTTTTTGAAAGGCTTTTTTCAAAAGATATTTGTGATTACTTTAATTCTATTACAGAAACACCAATTCCTATTCATTCAAATGAATATAATGGATTTAAATATTTTATGTCGGCACATGAACCACAAAAACCAGGGGTACATCAGTGGGATATTTTTTTTGATAACATAGAAGGTTTTGATTTTGAAATACCTAAAATATATTCCGGAACTTTGATTAGAGATAATTTAAAATTGGATACCTTACCTACTTTTAGTAAAGAGATAACTTCACGAGTCAACAATTTTATTGAGAATAACTCGGTTAATTTTAATTATTTACATATAAGAACTTCAGATATTTTAGATGATGATAATAATCGTTATGATGAAATAATTGGAAAAATACATAAGATTTTGGATTCACATAATAATAAATTTTATTTAGCAACAAATAATAAGTACATCTATGATAACTTAAAAAATAATTCAAAAATTCTCACGTATCATTTTAATATGATTGAATTAATATCAAATGACATGAATGGTTTTATATTAAATAATGAAGATTTTAATGAAGAAAATGGTGATATTTTGATTGAAAGGTTATTTGATATAACGACAGAGATGGTTCTATCCTCATTATCTAATAGTATATATTATTATACTGACTCTTTTCTTATGTCCGAATTTTTATTTTATCCGATTTGTTATTCTAATAACTCAATCGAGTTAATAAAAATAGAATAAAATTTGTGGTAACAATTTTTGTTAAAAAAAATATAAAAATAAAATCAGTATTATGGTAAATAAAAAGAATAAAATGTTTGAAAAAAACTCTTGGGATAATCCAAAAATTTTTTTTCATACAAAATACCCCGACAGTTTAAAACATACTTCAAATGAATCATTTGATTTAAATCAGAAAATTACTTTGTTAGAATCAAGAATCATAGACGAGAGAAATGAAGAAAATAAATCTTTTGTTCTCTCTGAAATGAAAAAAATTGGTATTGAAAAACTACGATACGCTTATTCCGCTCTCAAATCGTTTATTGACTCCAAAACTATGAATATCCATTATAACAAACATTATAAAGGATATGTGGATAAACTTAACAAAGCATTATCCAAAAAAGATTATGGGGATGTTGAGTTAGACAAAATCATCAAAACCATAAGCAAATATCCAAAAGAAATCAGAAATAATGCCGGTGGTGCTTTTAACCACGCCCTCTTTTGGAAAATGCTCTCACCCAAAAAAATGGAACTCAAAGGTGACTTGAAAGATAAAATCATTAAAGATTTTGGAAGTGTTGCCAAGTTCAAAACAAAGTTTGAGGATATTGCAAAAGCCAGGTTTGGATCAGGTTGGGTTTGGTTAGTGGTTACAAAAAGTAACCGTTTGAAAATCATTTCTACACCAAACCAAGATAATCCACTTATGAATGTTATTGAAGGTGGGGGATTCCCAATTCTTGGTTTAGATTTATGGGAACATGCATATTATTTAAAGTATCAAAACAAACGAGATGAATACATATCCAACTTTTGGAATGTGGTTAATTGGGAGTTTGTTTCAGGTCTATTTGATATGAAAGTCAAAACAGACTTGTTATGATATTTATAAAATAAAAAAATGTCTGTAATTCCAGAACCAGAAAGAAGTAAAATATATACAAGAGTCAAACATCTTTTAGGAGCTCCACTACGAAGTGTTGAGATAGAAGATGAAATGATGGATTCCTTAATGGAATTGGCAATCCAAGATTATGAGGAATACATCCAACAATGGTTAATTGATAGTCAATGGGTTAATCTTGTTAATTTAAATATGACTGAGAAATCTGTAGCAAGAGCATTAGTTACTC